TATGGCGCGTTCATAACCTACCTTCACCGCTCCGTCTGCGTAGTGATATTCCAAACGTATGTCTTCTATCTCTTCATTAGTCAGTCCTACCCATTCGCGCTTTGGTGGTGTGGAAAATATAGGCTCGTACACAGAACCATCAGACTCTTGATGCTCACAAAAGAAATAACACTTGTTGTGTTCATTCCAATATCTATACGCCACAGGCTCCGGTTCAGGTTGCGTTGGTGGGGCGGCGTACAGCGGAACCTTATCCATCTTCACCACCGTTGGCGTTTCCCATTTAATAGGCGTTGCCCATTCAAGTTTGCGCTCTTCTACGTTGATGTACGCTATTGGCTCAGGCTGCGGTAATCCTGACCACAAAGGCCATCCATCTATCGTTGGCTCCCACTTACTTTTAATCTTTGCTATGTCTTCAGGAGTAGTTATTCTAACTATCGGCTGCGTATAGTTCGGCTTGCCACCTGAATACGTCTTGACGGCTTGATCTGAAAACAATTTATCTCTCAACTCATCGCGTTGTGCTTTAATGCAAAAGGGTCTATCGCAGTAGTACCCGCAGCTATGTATGTCGTAATCACTCATCTTTTATCCCCAATGTGTTTTTTAAATGGCGGTCTTGTATTTCCTTGGCAATCTTAAAGTCTGCAAGCAGTTCTTCTAAGTCTTTGATGGTGTACATGCCTGCTTCTAAGTAAAAACAAGCCATCTCATGTGTTGTGTAGGTGTAATCACTCATTTCGGCCCCTTGCGCGGATAGCATTAGCACCCGCAATTAAACCCATACGCCACGTATCTAAAACAGGAACCATTTGCGTTTGTGAGAAGTCTTCCAACAGTTTGATACACGCTTCACGCTCCACTAAAATGCCGTTCAAGTAAGCTGCTTGCACTGTTAACTGGTCAAAGTCGTCTTTAGTCATTACTGCCCCCTTAGTTGTTTGCACCGCAGGCGGTCGGCTGCGCTGAAGTCTGGATTAATCTCTGCTACGCCACACATGATCTGCCGCTCTCCTGAAATAACCTTTGCGCCGTAGTACAAAGAGAACAGGGCTATGGATATGTAGAATGCAACTGCTAAAATCTCAAGTGGTTTCATTCATAACTCCTCCCCATTTTTTCCGGCTTCTTTGTTTAAGTTGTACAACTTCTCTTGTCCTGCACCTTTGAAATACATCGGAACAAAGTCTTTTGCATCAATCCAACCTTGTCTTCCGTCATCCATCAGCTCCACAAGAATACGATCACCTTTAATCTCAATAATCGTGCAGTCGTTAGCGGGTGTAGTGCCGCCAAACCAACCTGTGTACCCAACCACAACGCCTTTCATTCCTGCCCCCTTGCGCGAATAGCGTCAGCAGCAGTTTCGTATGCAGCAGTTACTAAGTCACCGTGCCATTTAGCCATTTCTTCACACAACTTCGCACACGCCTCGCGCTCTGCTGTTGCGACTAGCTCTCCAAATTTCCACAATGGATCAAAGCCACTATAGTTATTTGCATATTCCCAGCCAGCTTCACGCGCCAATTTGATCATGTCATCTCTAGTCATTCTGCCCCCATGCGCGGATAGTTTTAGCAGCGTATCCCCAGCCATCATTAAAAAGTTCATCAGCGCATTTCTCGCGCTCTGCTGCTGCGACTAAGGTAGCAAAGCGTTCAAACAAAGGATGCCAATAATCTGCTTCTGCAATATGGTCAAAACCAGCTTTACGCGCCATGCGGATAATGTCATCCTTAGTCATCCTTCTTCTCCCGCGCTTTCATCATCGCGTCAGCGAGGGCATATGCGTCTTTAGCAAGTGAAGGTATTGCTTCGTTATCCCAATCTTCAAATGTCCCATCAATAAACATCTCTCTTATCTGTGGCATACGTACTTGCATAGCTCTAGCAGCAAAGTAGTCCCGCAACTCCATACCTTCAAATCTGTTACCCGGAAATGCTTTCATCATATTTTCCTTTGACAAGTAAACGCTTGAGACGAGACGCGGAAGGCTTGTGCAAACTTGCAGTCGGAAGTGATCCGTGATTCGGCGTCCGTGGCTCCTATAAATAGACCAAGGCAAAAGGCAACCAACGGCCAGAAGGCATACGTCCAGATAACCTTGGCCCAAGGTATAAACAACCTAATATCAAAAAAGTTTTCTTTGCTCACGTATCTTTTCCTTTTAATGCTTCAAGTTCTTTTTTAAGTTTCGATATCTCTTCGGACAACGCAGCCCAGCGCATTTTGTACAAGCCGGACTCGTCGATAATGTCGGCAGCAGTTCGCAAGACAAAAGAAATAGAATCGCAGTCATGGCGCTCGACGTTTTCAGACATGTCTCGAAGTAGCTCAGTAAACCTCATAGCGTTCTCCTAAAAAGATTGAGTACTCTGACGTACATGGGAGAGCGTACGTTAGTGGCCTTGATCTGACGAAGGTAATCATTACCGTCTTTTGCTTCGCCGGTAGCGATATACAATTCTTTTTGTAAGCATTGAATCTCACGAACAGCTCTATCGCGTTGCTTACGATAGCGCTCCGAGAGCCTTTTCCAATGCTCAATGGTGTTAGGGCTGCTATGCCTCATGATAGTTTCTTCTGCCATTCCAGCACCTTGTAATAGTTATTTACAAACTCAGGCGTGAGGATATCGTCCTCTAAATTAATAATATCTGAGTCGGACAAGGCAGTAAGAATATTGACTCGTCGGGGTTTGTCTTGTGTAGTTTTGAGCGTCACAAAAACACCTGTGATGTCTACTGCTAAGGGCAGTGCTACATCAGGCAGTGTTTCTGGAGGCTGCAGAATAAACTCTACCTCAATTCCCATGAGTATTTGTGTCTGATGGGTCAATCGCATTTGTTCCATTAACTTTCTCCTTTCTCGTCTTCTTCAAGCTTTAGTAGCGTTTTTTTAAATGCTGCATCAACTAACTTGTGAACTATGTCCATCATGCTTGTTTCGTAGTACCCAGCTAGTTCCTTGACCATGGCATGCGTTAAAGGCCGGATAAGCATGGGTTTATAAGGCGTTTTACGCTCGCTGGGCGGTGTTCCGCGATACACGCGTGGCTTCCCACGTTTTTTGGGCCTGCCCCGCTTCTTAGGACGCTTGTAGCGGGGACCATGAGCACCATCAGCCATATTTCTCCTTTCTGTTCTGCGTAGTATACATCAATTCTGCAAAGATCAAGAACTTTTTTATGCAGCCTCTCCCCACGATTGACCAAGGTCTACATCTACGCGGCTGGGGACCTCTAATCTGACGGCGTTTTGCATGACTTCAGCAGCGGCCAGCGCCTCTTCTTTGTTCTTGACCGACAGTGCAATCTCATCATGCACCTGCAAGAGGAGGTTAAAACCAGCCTTGGACAGTGCAACCATGGCAGCTTTGGTCTGATCAGCGGCAGAGCCCTGTATTAGGCGGTTCAAGCCCTTATACGTCCATGCCCGCTTGATCCTTGGGCCGTATTCAATGCGCGCTTGCTCAAATGGCAGGGCCTTGTTCACGCCCCATTCCATCGGCTCCCAGAGCGGGAAGCGACATTTGCGTCCCAGTAGCGTCCTAATGGCACCACCGCTGGCGGGATGCTCGATGCGCTTCATGACGGCGTCCACTGTTCCGCGAAGGAACGGCACCTTTTGGTGGAAGAGGGACATAAGCTCAGAGGCTTCTTCTATTGAAATGTCCAGCTGACCAGCTAGTTTGCCCTTTCCCATGCCGTACATCAGTCCCAGACCGATGGTCTTGGCTTGCTTACGGCCAATTCCTGCCATGTCGGCCACCATCTGATGGAAGTCGGTATCTGGATTACTGTTGTACGCGCCCACGATCTTGTCTGCACCTGATAACTCAAGAAGATTGGCATAGTGGATCAGGAGCCGTGGTTCTTGAGAACTGAAGTCACATGCGGCCCACATGTCCCCTTCTTCGGGGAGGAAGAGAGAGCGCACTAGCGGGCCGATGATTTCGTGGCGGGCAGGTACTTGCTGCAGGTTTGGGTTAGCCATGGACAGCCGTCCTGTGACCGTCCCACCCTCGTCAGAGCGTAGCTGGTTCACGTGTGGGTGAATGCGTCCATCCTTGGCAGAGAAGTCGAGGTAGGGAGATAAGAACGTACCGTGCGTCTTGTTGATCTCCCGTGCTTCCACGATCATCTTTGCCACTGGGTGATCACAAGAGTCGAGGAAGGACTTAGTAAAGCTTGGCAGGCCCGTAGTGGTCTTTGGATAGGGAACCTTTAGATTGTCAAACCCCAAGGCAATAGACGCCGCCGCCCAGATATCCACGGGACTGTCGCACATACTGCGAATGTCTTTGATGAGACTTATTTCTTTCTTTCGATAGTCGGAGATAACACGTTTAGCTTTATCTCTGTCGAAGCGTATTCCTTTGAGGGTAAGAGATACCAAGACGGGAAGTAGCTCTGACTCCAGCGTAAAGATGGACGAGACTTCGTCTTTAATAAGTAGAGGTTTGAAACATTGCCAGAGCTTGAGCGTAAGGGCGGC